GGTCTCCTGCTTGATGGTGCTCTGCGTTTCCTTGAGCTGCTGCGCAAGACTGGCCATCAGTTCCGCATTAGCGGCCGATAGATCGGCGGACTGGGTCTGCGGAGTCATGGGTTGAGCGCCGGCGGCCGCGGCGCCCGCACCGGCAGCCGCGCCACGCGCCACACTTCCGGGCCCCGGCTTGCCATCTCCATCGTCGCCGCCGCCCAACGGGAGCTTTTCCGCATTCGGCAGCGGGGCGGCGAGCATATCGCGAACCGACTTCCACGAGGAGGCAATCTCGCCTGCGCCCTTCTTCACCGCGTCGACGCCATCGTTCATGACGTGCTGGATATCGTCCTTGAGCGCAACGATGTTGAAGGTTGCTACATCATAGAAGGCTTTTCCGAGCGCGAGGATCTCCGCACCAATCGCCTGCAACCCGCGCACGATCACGACGCCGATGGTGCGGAAAGTTGCGCCGACGGCGTCGAATGCCGCGCCAAGGTAATGCAGATTCTCGATGGCGAAGTTACCGAAGCGATGAAAGCCGGCGGTCAGGTCGGCCATGTTCCGGGTCCAGCGCCGCGATGCATCGACGGCTTCCTGCGTCGCCCCGGTGGCCTCGGCGGCAGCGCGGGCATTGTGCTCGAGCTCAGCGCCCTGTGCGGCGAGGATGGGAACGAGAGCGATGCCGCCGCGACCCATCAGCGCGACGGCGGCGGCATTCTTGATGCCCTGGTCGTGTGTCTCGGCCATCGCTTTGGCAACGCGATAGAGCATGGCTTCGGGATTCTGGAGCAGCGCGGGCAGCTCCGCCGATTTAATGCCGATGGAGTCGAACGCCGCAAGCACCGGCTTGCTGTGCTCCTCAGCCAATCCCATGGCGCGCACCAGGCGGGTGAGGCCGGTGCCAAAGATCTCAAAGTCTTCGCCGTTTTCGCGGGCGATCTGCTTGAGGCCCGCGAGGAGCGGGATGACGACGCCGGTCTTCTCGCTCAGGATGCCTAGCTCGACGTTGGCCTTGGCGGTTTCGTCGAGGAAATTAGCAGCGAAGCCGACGGCGATGCCCGCACCAAGCAGCTTGCCGAAACCGGCGAATCCGGAGATCAATCCCTCGCTGGTGAGCTTGCCGGTTTCGGCCGTCTCGACCAGCTTCTCCTGGATGGCGGTCAGCGATTCACGCACTTCCGCCGAGGCGCGTTGAAAACCAGCAATGATGAAGTTGGAGCTGAGAGCCGCTTCTTCGGCCGCCGCCGCGACCGCGGCGCTCTGCGCCTTACTGGCGGCGGCGGAGGCCGCCTGCTCGGCAGCCAGCTTCGTCTGCGCGGCAGCCAGAACCGCCATACTCTCCGCGGCTGGAATAGCGGCGTCGCGCGTGAGTGTGACAGCGCGGCGCACGTCCGCCTGCGCTGCGGCCACGGCGCGGCTGCTCTCGGCAACCTTCAACGATTCGGCGGTTACGGAGTCCGCGGCCGCTTTCACGTCGTCGCTGATGCCCTTCCAGGCTGCCTTGGTTTTGGCTCCGGCCTCGGTGACCGATACGGAGATGGCCTCCATGGAGGCCTTGACCATCTCCTGCGTTTCGCCAAGTCCGGCATCGACATTTGTCTTATCAAATGTTGCGCCAATCGAAACTACGCCGTCACCAGGCATGGTGTTTCTCCGCAAAACAGGGGCTAGGGATTAGGGATTAGAAAAGCCCCGCCAAGGCGGGGCTCTAGGAAAAACAAAAACAAACATCGACCGGCATTTTAGACCGCCGCCCCATCAGACCTTGATTCGATAAACACAAAGCACCAGGTTGATACTTCGGCCGCACGGTGTCGTTTTCTTCTCGCGGACCATCGCTCCCCAGATGCGCCCCGCATCCATCTGAGGCCTGATCTCAGATGCCGCCCTGGGTTCCAGCGCGCCGAGCCTCTGGCCTGCGACGTTGGTTACCCAAATAGCATTAAGAGCTTCCTTATCCGGCGGAAGTTGCTCAAGACCTAGTAGATCGAATTCATTACAGCCAGCAATCAGCTTCTGCCTGTCCGAGCCGTCCGCGTTCGCCCCGTGGGCTTTCTGGAGCTCGGCACGGAACCGAAGATCATAACGATTTCCGAGGCGCTTTTTGAGACCCTCCTCGAAAAGATCAATCACCGGCTCCCGCTTAACCCTCATGAGATAAACGATCAAGGCAGCCGGGTCCCCAGCCAGGCCCTCAAAGACTTGGCTCACCACTCCGAACCATTCCCGGTGAGCGTCTATTTGCGGCGCTATCTCCAGAGAGTTGGCATGATGCAGGTAGCCAAGCTTTTGGCCCGCGGCGTTCACAACCGCAACGGCCGTGGAGCCGTGCGGATTATTTGGTTCGCGAACCAGGCCTATGCGGTCAAAGTGCTTGCACTTTAATACAAGCGACTGACGGCTCACGCCATCGTCATTGGAAAACGAAACTCCGGCAACGCTGTGAAAAAATCCCTTATCGATCGAATCGCCAAATTGCCGCTCGATACGTGAGTTAAAATCATCTCCGCCCGCGCCGATCGGTGAGCTGGAGGCGCTCAAACGAGCCACCGTTACCGGTTTCACGGCAGTCTGCCGCCGCGCGCCCCCGCGCCGCTTCTTTGGCGGCGCGGCAAGCAACGCAGCAATCACCACAATCACGCAAATAATACCGAAAGCGCTCACGGCAGCATTCTACTTCAGCAGCACAGGCCCCGGCTCGGGCCCCTGAGCAGCCCTTGCATCTGATTTCAGCACCGATTGTGCGTACTCGAAGAGCTGCCTGGTTTTCTCGCTCATCTTCTTCACGGGCACGCCGAGCACGCTGGCGATCTGCGGGATCTGCGAGACAGTCTGCGCTCCATCGTCCTGCGGGCGAGGAGCCGAAGCGCCGCGCGAATCGGCGTATCCCTTGATCCAGCGGGCAGCGAGCAACTCATGAACCGGCGGCGACTTGCTCCAATAAATGAGCAGGTCCTGCACATCGCAGTAGCTGCTTTTATCGATGATTTCAAACGTCCACCCGGTCGCAGTGACCAGCCGGCTATAGACCGCCGCCCAGTCGGGAGGGCTGCGCCGGGAGACTATTCCCCCTCCGCCACCGGCGTCATCCGGCTCGCGCCCTGGACGGCGGCGATGAGCTGCTTGAGCGTGTTTGAGTCAGACCATTCGTCGAGCTGCTCAAGGGTGAAGTCGGGATAGTTGCGGTTCACCGCCAAAAGAATAATCGGCGCGTAATGATCGAAGAGCTGAGGAAAGGTTGTGTCAGCGGGAAGCGTGGTGGTGAGCTTCTCGTAATTCAGTTTGAAATCGCGGGTGGAGAGCGACGGAACGTAGTAGTTCTGGCCGTTGAGGTAGACGGGGACGCCGAGGAACTTCAGTTTCTGTGACATAAGTTTTTCTCCGAAAAACAGGGGTTGAGAGACAGGGAACAAGGGAACGAGAGAGCAAAAGCGAGCCACTCGCTTCGCGCAGGATGACAATCGCTTACTGGTCGGGGCAAGCGGCTTTGTGCGCTTTATGCCAGGCGGCAATATCCGCCGACCAGAGCTCGCCGGCGACGCGTTGCGGCAGCTTGAACTGGATGCCCGTGGTTGCCGAGATGGCCGCCACCGTCACCTGCCAGGGCGCGAGGTCGCCTTTCGGGATATCCTGCTGCGGCATTTCAAAGGCCAGGACCTCGCCGGATTTGCGATCGACAACAATCTTGAAGAACGCCGCCGGTACAGCCACGCCATTGACTTTACCTTTTGGGTGGTTGGTGACCACCGGGCCGACGTAGACAAGCAGATCGCCGCGCTCAAGCGCCCAGGCGCGCACGGTCTCTTCCAGCCGCTCCCAACCCTCGCGGTTGAGGCCCTTGAGCTGCGGTGCGATGTTGACCATGCTGAAGCTGTCTTTCTCCGCATCGTCCGACCAGGCGTTATCCTGCGCCGGGGTCATGTGGCCCAGGTCGTAGCCGGATTTTTCATAAGACGCCGGGCTGGCGCTGTCGCCCTCTTTATGGAAGCCGCTGGCGCGCGGAACGCAGCCCAGAGTGTGCTTGCCGGTGAGCTCGTAGGCCACAAGGCGCGGAACCTTGAGTTCGGCGTCATAGAGCGAGATATAGGCAGCGTGGCAGATTTTCTCGGTACCGGCCACGGCGGGTACGGGGATGTTGGGGCACGCCTGCGCGAGACATTGCAACGGCACAGCCACGCAGAGGAATAGAAAAACGCGTGCGAACAATTTCATAGTCGACTCCAGTTCAGAATGACAGATTGCAGCGCGGAGCATCCCGGCAAAAGGATACTCCGCACTGTGCGACTGCTCTGGCGGTCTCGCGGCCTCCAGTCTCCTCAGGCAATCCAGCCCTGAAGCTTTTAGAGATCGGCTTCGATGTAGCCGAGCACGTTGGCGGCGTCGGCGGAGGCCTCGAAGCTGAAATCCGAGATCCAGTGATCTTCCTGCTTGGTGGGAATCGAGAAATCCCCGATGATCACCGCGTTGAGGGTGAGCGAGAAGAGCTTGCCCTTGTAGGTATTGAAGAGCACCATGGTCTGCTGCGGCGCCGAGCCGATGAGCTGGTTGGTCATCTCAAGGGTCAGGCCGTGCGTGGAATCGGGCCAGGTGTAGCTCAGCAGCACCGTCGCCGCGGTTTCAGAGGCGTTGAAGGCGAAGCTCGCATCCACAGGGCCGGTGGGGTTATACGGCGTGAACTTGTATTGCCCAATTGCGGGCGATCCGCTGAGGATCAGCGTCATCGGCTCGCCGGTGGTGCCGTTGAGCACGCCGAGGTTGACGTTGGCTGTGATCTGCGCCGGGACAACCGAGGCGCCCGGCGCGTGACTCTCACTGAAGACCGGGCGGTTGACGCCGGCGGAGGTGGAGGGCAGGCCGAAATAGAGCTGGTTGAGGACGTCGGGCGTGGGCACAATCATCTTGCCCTTGCCGGTGACCTTGATCTTGCCGAGCAACGTATCCAGCGAATACTGGTACTGCCCGTAGAGCCCCTTCAGGTCACCCTTGAAGTCCACGGCAACCTCCTGGAGGACAGGGAAACCGGTGGGCTGAGGATTGGTGGGCAGATTGCCGACATTGGGCGTCGCAATCAGGACGCCAGTTCCACCTTGAAAGTTCATGGCTTTTGCTCCTTGGCGCTGATTGAGCGCACGGGGTTGAGCGCGCTTGCGCGCGAACTATGTTTGCAAGAAGCGGGTCCTTCGACGCGCTGCGCTTACTCAGGATGACAGGCTGTTTTTCAAGCGGGTCCTTCGACTCGCAAGCTCGCTCAGGATGACAGGCTGTTTCTCAATCGATGAGAATGTTGAGTGGAAGAATCGCGGCGCACTGATCGCCGAAGATGCCGGGATCGAGATCGGTATCGCCCTCGATCCAGCAGTGCGTGACCAGGCCGCCGATGGTGAACTTTCCGGTGTTGGGATCGTCGGGCTGCATGACGCCGTCAATCGCGGCCAGCAGCAGGTTGAGAATGGTTTCACCGAGGAGCTGCTCCGCGCCGATATCCTCACTCGGGCTCGGGTTGTAGCAGTAGACGATCAGGAAGCCGCGCAAAACGAGCTTGCTGGGCATCCCCGGCGGCTTTTGCGGGATATGTATCTCCTTGCCGGCCACCTGAAAGAAGGCGGGTTGGTCGGGAATGGTGAGCTCCGGCGGCGGCGTGTGCTTGCGACCCATGGAAACAAAACCGGGCCCGGTATCCTGCCAGTTGAAAGCTGTGCCGCCGGTCCCGTCGGCTGTTTCGCCGCCGGCGTCATTCCAGCCTGGTGCCGTTGCGCCGGTGGTTCCGTTGGTGAGCGCCTTCTGCAGGTGGCCCGCTGGATCGATGCGGACCTGGCCGGCGGTAACGGCGGTATCCGGGACCCAGGCCGGAGCGGTGAGCTGCGATTTAAATGACGCAAAGAGCGCGGCCCAGATCGCCTCGCGATTGACGGCCGCGAATTGGGAACTGACGAAGGGCATGTTTTGCTCCGCAAAACAGTGGACAGTGCACGGTGAACGGTGGACAGAAAAACCCGAAAAGCTAGTCTTCGCAGGCGGCGGCGACGCGCTCGGCGATGATGTCCATCAGTGTGGGCTGATAGGCGTCGGAGGCCTGGCGCAGAAACGGGTGAGGCCTGACATCGAAAGCGACATGGCCACGGCGGTAGAGCGTTTCTCCATCCGGCCCTGAAAATTGCAAAAGATTCCCTTCGACGCCGGGTACCGCGTAGCCTTCATCGAGCGCCGTGCCGACGTAGCCCATGAAGGTGCGGCCCTTGAGCGTCATCTTGCGCTCGGCGGTGACGCGGCCGGTGATGGTTGTCGCCGTTTCGCGCACACGCGGCGATTTGGCGATGTTGCCGGCAAGCTCGCCGGTGCGCTCCTGGATGCCGGCGGCGGTCATTTCCACGAGAGCGGTTCCGGCTAGCCCATCCATCGCCTCCTGCATCCCGAGCCGCACCTGCTCGAAGATCCGGAGACGAACTGCGTTGAGATATTCAACTGTGCGGTCGACGGATGCCGGATCGACCTTGAGGCCGATCAAGCGGGCACCTGCGGTGCGGCAGACGCGGCTTGCGCCGCAGGGTTGGTGTCCAATGCCTCGACGCTGACCGCCGGCGCAGGAATACTGTTCCCTGCTTCTATTACCGCCATCTGATTGAGCGGCACGCCGTCCGGCGTCCAGGGAAAACTCTGGCTTTCGACGATCAGCGAGACTTCGCCGGTGGACGGATCGACGTAATGCGCGGTGACGTGCGCATCGGGCGGCAATGCGCCGAGCTCGGCCGCGTCATCCATCCTGTGCGCCTGGATGGCCTGCATGATCGATCCGGCGATCGCGGGATGCGCAACCGGCTCACCCGCGAGGTAGTTCCTGATGGCAGCCGTGAGCGCAGCATCGTGGACCTTGAGCAGCTTGGCGTGAGCCATGGCATTTTCCTCCGGAAAACAGGGAATAGGGACTAGGGACTAGGGAAAAGCAACCGCAAGGGCGTTGCCGACCACTGCATTTTTGACTCTCGCCGCCGCTTCCCCGGTCGGCGGCGAGAGGATCCGGCAGCCAGGGAGTGTCTGGCCGCGGATCTATCCCGGCACCGTGCACGGCGATGCCGGGAACCTTGAAATGCGATGGTTCTCCCGCTTACCGTGAAACGTAATAGGTGCCGGCGTCGCCGCATCCCTGAATCACGATCGAGACCGTGGCCGGAGATCCGGTGATCACTTCTTCAAAGACGGCCGCCAGGCCGCCGTTTGAGCGAATGGTTGCGGTTGAGCCGCTGGTTGCGATGGTCTGCGTATCCTTGCACTGCGGCGTGAAGTTGGCGGAGCAGGCGCCTACCTGCGCGCGCAGGCCTGCCGCGGAAACGCAGATTGCAGCGACGGCCAGGAGCACAGTCAGCTTTTTCATGTGGACCTCTCTTTCTCGTGAAACAGGGACTAGGGAACAGGGACCAGGGAATAGAAACCCTTAGCGCCCCTTCTTCCCAGGCTTGGGCGCGCTGCGCTGCATCCGCTCCTCGCGTTCATCGGCGCGGCGGTCGATAGATGGGAAGCAGCGCTTGTAGCGCTCAATGACCTGGAGGACGTTGGGCGGCGCGTCGAGGATCGGCGACTCGGTTGACTCCCCCTCAGTGGAACGGCGCTGTGTGGCGCTGACGTTGGGCCGCTGCTTGTAGCGGAAGGTGCACCAGTCGATGACCGCCTGCTCGATGTCTCCGGGCAGCGCGATCTGGCCGCTCTCTACCGTCTGGCCTGGCTGGACATAGCCGGCGGTATAACCAAAGCTCACCGGAAGACCATCCGCAAAGACATATCCATTGAGGTAGATCTCGAAGTTGCGTTCCGGATCGATGTCCTCATCGATGTACCAGCCGTTGGCGATCTTGTCTTCCGAAGCATTGATGGCAAACTGGTTTCCGGACGGGCCAACATTAATGACTCCGGAAATGGTAACGATGGGCCAGTGAAACGCGATCATGCGCGTGCTGCCGTCTCCCTGGTGCACTTCGGTATATTCCGCCATCAGCAGATCGGGACGCCTGGTGGCGCGCTGAAAGTCCTGACTCACGGCGGTGATGAGGCGCGAGATGCTCGCGTCGTCATTGGTGTTGGTCGACGTGATTGGCAGCCACAGCTTGAGATTTGCGAGCGTCGTGAGGTCTTGAGCGGCCATGAGTTTTCCTTGGAAAACAGGGACTAGGGACTAAGGGACCAGGGACTAACGGCTACGGACTAGGGACTAAGGGACTAAGGGAATAGGGACCAGTTAAAAGCCCGGGATCAGCTCACGAAGTTTCGATACGGTTCGAGGAGCGAGGTGACCACGCGGGGCAATTCCTCGTCCTGCTTGCCGCCGGTCTCGTAATAGAACTCGGCGAGCATCTTGATGGCGGTGGTAATGACCGCCGGTACCGGCGACCCGGCCCAGCCTGTCACATTAGTGACCGTGGCCGCGGCGTTGGCGGCAAGCGTGGCCACACCGTTCGCTGGATTGACGGACGCGATGTTGGTGTTGAGCGCGGCCTGAACCGGAAGCCCGGTGACGGGGCTGACGGTGTATCCGGAGGCCGGACCCGCGCCGGGTATCCAGATGGGCAGGCCTGTCTCGCCGGGAAGCAGCGGCGCATCGTCGAAATTGAAGCTTGTGGGCGCGCCGCCGGTGACGGTTAGAAGCGGCGAATCCTCAGTCATGGAGCAGACAATCGGGCCGCCGTAGCCGCAGCGGAATTGGACGATGACATTCGCGGGCACCATCCGTGTGGGCGGCCAGGGACGCGCGAACGGAGGCAACAGACGCGCCGACTGGGTTTCACTGCCGCGTTCGAGCTGATACCCGTACTCCGGATTCAACGGGTTGGTGCCGTAGGTGGTGTCCTGGGTGAGCGTCTGCGGCGTGCCGCTGACATCGATGTACTTGAACGAAACGACAGACTGAAAAGGCGGCTTGGAAAGCTCGATCTGCGGATAGCTGTTCCACTCATAGCGGTAGTTGTGCCCCGGAAACGAGTCGCGGCGCAGAATCCACGTCTGCGTCAGGAAGGCGCGATTGCACCAGTTCTCGCAGTCCTGCCGTGCGGCGACGATGAACCCGCGCAGCTTCTGATCGAGGATCTGCGCGGCGGCGCGGTCCGAATCCTGCATGGGACCGAAGCCAAGCTGCAGCTTCAGATCGCTCAGCGTGATCGGTTCGGCGATCGGGCCTGCGATGAGGGCGATGCTCATTTTCGCTCCGCGAAGATTCGGGGATTAGGGACTAAGGGACTAAGGGACTCGGGACCAAGGACCAGAGACCAGGGACTAAAGGCAAAAACTCAGCTTACGGCGGATTTCTTTGCGCCGCGGCTACCGGCAGGGAGTACGATCTCCCAGGGCTGGCGGCCTTTGGCGCGCGGCTCGGAAGCTGCCGTCAACGGCTCGGTGAATGCCTTTTCGGCCCGGCCCTCTTTCAAAAGTGCGAGAGCGGCGCCGTTTTCGATGTCGCGGACCTGGCCGGCAAAGCGGCCGTCGAGAACTTTGATAAACATGGGGGCTCCTTCGGAGCGGGGATCGGTAAATGCGAATCGGTTGCCAGCGGCCAGGATTGTTGGCCTGACCGCTGACATCCGGGTTATGGTTCCGGCAGAACCAAGCGTTAGACTTGCGCGCTGGCCGACTCATCGGAGGTGTAACGGCCGGCGGACAGAACCGCCAGGGCGCTCAGCAACTGCGGCGTGGTGCCGAGTGAGCCGACGGCGATATCGAGCTCGATGTAGGTGCCGTTTGCCGCCGCCAACACCTCGGCGGCGTCAATCTCGATGGCGTACATCGCGTTGGCCACATCGGCGGCCGGCGTATACCCGGTCGCGGTCTGCGGAAAGCGGCCGCTGTTGGTTGCGGTGTTGCCGGCCCAGACATCGAAGGGCGCGGAAGCGGCCTCCTGCTTAAACAGGGCATAGGGGATGGCGACTCCGGAGCCGCCGGTCTCTGCGTTGTAGACGCTGACGGTGATGGCCCCGATGGGACCGCCTGCAGCGCCGAACTGGAGCAGGATGGAGGCGTGATGCCAGTTCGCCATATTGAAACGCCGGGCGGTTTCAGCGGCGCCCGCGCTCACCGGAGAGATGAGGTTGGCGACGTGCCCGTCCTGCGCGACTACAAAACCTTTTGCGCTCATGGGATTTTCTCCTTTATAGAAAATCGGTGAAAAAGTGAAGGAGTGAACGAGTGAATAGGTGGATGGGTGAAGGGGCTTCTGTTTCACCGCTTCACTTTTTCACTTACTCACTGCGCGCGGCGCACTACCGGGTCTGGAGGATGACCGTCGAAGACAGCGTCGGCGGCGCGGTTCCACCCGCCGGGTAGTAGGGCGTGAGCGGAGTCTTCCACCAGGGCTGTCCGTCCACGCGATAAGTCCAGCGGAAGGCCATCTCGTCGGTCAGGAAGGCGACATGCATGGACGAGTCCGCAATGACTTCCTTGCGCTCGGCGAGCAGGTAACCGTCAGGCCCGAACAGGATGATGTCTCCGGCGACGCCGACAGACGACGTCTGCTCGATCGGGATGACCGGCAGGCCGAAGAGCAGGCCATAGGGGTTGTTGTTGCCGTTGACGCCGGGCGGTGTATAGATGAGGTACTGGCCCAGCGACGGCGAGCCGAGGGTCAACGGATAGAGGCTGGGCTCGATGGACTGGTTGATGAACCAGACGGCCTTCTTGCGGTAAGGCGCGAAGAGCCGCGAGTACATGCCCAGGATGTCCGTGGTGGAGGGGCCGGTTCCCGAGGTTCCCTCACCGCTGGCGTACGGCACGGTGACCGTGGACGGCGCGGTGAGCACGCCCAGAGGCTGCCCGGCGCCGCTGCCGCTGATAATGGCGGTGTCGAGCTTGAACGAGATTTCCTGCGGAACCACATCATCGACCATGCTGGTCAACATTTCGGTATCTTCCAACAGCTCGTTGGTGGCATAGATGAGCGCGATGAGCTTATTGGCTACCAGCTTGGCCTGCCCGAACTTGGGCTTGGTGCCCGTGTAGAGCTGCGCCTCGGCGAGCCAGTAGGAGAGGATGCCGCCCCACCGGGATCCGTCCTGCCGGCTGGTTTCGTCGACGGTCGGGATGGTGAGCTGCGCCGACTTCATCGGGCGCTTTTTGCAGCGCTTGGCCACTTCGCCGGTTTCGTAGATGCGCTGAAGGAGCTCGCTCGAGTACTCGGGCTCAACCAGGAAGCCGCCGTCGGAAGGAACGGTCTCAGAGGTGCCGAGAGCGGCCTGCAGGCTGCGCGCCTTCTGGATGCGGACATCGGCGAGATGAGGATTGCCGTGGCGCTCGTTGATGGTGGTCTTGGCAAGAGCGGAGAGCTGCTCGCCGAGGTTGCGCCAGGGCTTGTCTTCGGCGTTGTTATGGCCGACCTGGAAGCGGGCGGAGGCGGGAGCGTTGCGCTCGGCATCCATCTGCTCTTCGGCGCGCGAGATGCGGCTGTTGAGCGAGAGCATCGCGGTCTTGTTGGCCTCAAACTCCGCCGATTCGGCTTCAGTGAGGTCGCGGTTGGCGGCTTCGGCGGCCACGAGCAGCGCAGAGTTTTTTGCGAGAAGGTCCGCCTTCTGCTGCCGCAGTGCTTTGATATCGATCATGGGTTTTTCCTCCGGAAAAACGGTTGTTGGAGATCGGGGGTCAGGGATCGGCCTGGCCGGAGATCGCGGTGGATGGATAGCGCCGCGGCTGCCGGCCATCGGGCCGGGTTGAAGCGCGTTGCGTTGAGCCATCGGGCTCAGAAAACTTGTGGGCAAAGCAAAAGCCCCGCTGAAGCGGAGCTGTCTGGATTGCGAAACTGTTTCGCGGCGTGGCTTAGCACCGGTGGGTGCACCGCCATCGGCAACCGTAAATACGGCGGAATTTTAACGCCGCGAAGTGAAAGTCTGAAGGCCGCGCTGTCACACCGATGTAACCGCGCGGCCCAGTCTCCGGGCCCCGAGACCGGCGAGGGATCGGGGCTGGAGAATATTAAAAGCGGAGATTAGGGACTGGGGATTAGGGACCAGGGATTAGCAAACAGCCTAGACCGCTTCCATCTCGAGACGCCGTCGCTCGATTGCCGATTTGGCTTTCTTGCGGGCCTTGGTTGCTCCCTCGCAGGCGCAGCCGTCACACGCGCAGTTTTCACAACTGCAAAGCTCGCAGTTGCCGGCCTTGCATTGGCCGCATGCGCAGGCGCAGGCGTTGTCGTCCGGATCGTCGCCGTCGTCGACGTCGGCGTATTCGTCGTCGTTGCTGGGATCGACGCCGGAGTCGTCGCTCTTCTTTTTCTTGGTCGCCTTTGTAGCGGAGAAGAGCAGCGTCGCGTTGCCGTCCCCGTCTTCCGCCGCGGCGGTCATGCGGCCGATGAAGCTTTGCTTTTCCGCGCCCATGGAAACGATGAGCTTCGACTCATCCCTCGCAGCGAATTCCATAAATGCGCGAATGCCATGAGGATCCTCTAGACTCGACGCGGGTGCGGAGCGCGCAACGCCGTAACCCTGCAGGACCTGATCCAGCGTGGCCACGCGGTCAGCCATACCCAGCTTCACCGCCTGCTTGGCATCGAAGACACGGCCCTGGCCGAATTTGTTATGCACCTCGTCCTGCTTGATGCCGCGGCCACGCGCAACCGCCTTCTCAAACATGCCTCCGAAAGTGTTCACCATCTCCTGCAGATGAGCCTGGGCGGAATCGCTGAGCGGCTCGAAGTTGTTGCCCTCGGCCTTGTTCTCCCCGAACTTGATCAGCGTGAGCTTGATGCCGAGATCGTCGAGGTATTTGGAATCGTCCTCGTGCATGGTGTAGACGCCGATGGAGCCGGTGAGCGAAGAAGGACTGACCACCATCTCCGTCGCCTGGCAGGCGAGATAGTAAGCAGCCGACGCACAGAGACAGTTGGAGACGGCGGTAATCTTCTTCTGCTTGCGCGCGTTGTAGATCTCCGCAGCGAGCTCCTCCACGCCATCCACATCGCCGCCAGGCGAATCGACGTCAAGCACGATAGCCTTGACGTTGGCCTCGTCGACGGCCGCCCGGATCTGCTGGCTCAGGCTCTCGCACGATGTGCCGCCGGGACCCGACATATCGAATCCACTGCCGCGATGCATGATGAGACCGTAGATCGGAATCACAGCCACCGATCCGGAGGCGCCGGTGGAATGGGCGCGGGTGCGTGAGGCCCGCGGGCGCTCTTCGCCGTAGTCCTCGTCGTCCATCGCTCGGATGGCGAGCAGCGATGCTTCGCGTGCCTTGCGAACCTCGAGCGCGGCGCGGATCTCCGCCATGGTCTCGGCAGTGGCCGAGCCGCCGTTCAACTTGAGCTCGAGGAATGCGAGAATCTCATTCATCTTCTGCTCATGCATAAACCAGAGCTTGCCGGCGAGCGCGCGGCGGATGTGGTTGTAGGTCCTCATGGTCACCTCCGGTGACAGAGATCAGAGATCAGTGGTTAGAGATCAGTTGCCGCCGCTGTTGCGGCGCAGAAGATAGTCAGGATGCTCCTCAGTGAAAGCGTGAATGCTCTTCGCGTCCAGCGGGGTTAAAAGCTCAGGTGAAACCTCAAAGATGCGGCAAATCTCCGCGCGCTGCATATGCCGAGTTTCGAGGAATTGCATATCTTCGGGGCGAACTTTGATTTCCTGCATTGCGCGCACCTGGTCAACTTGATTCATTGGGTTGCTCCTGTCGCCAGCGCTGCAAGCCGAAGAGGTTCTTTGGCCGCGAGCGCATCAATGAAGTCATAGGCCGCGCCGCGATCGCCTGCCGCGAGAAGCTGCTCCACCTGGCCGGCGCGGTCATAGATGAGCTGGCGAACCGGCATAATGCCCTTGGGATCGAGATTGAAGGCCTGCGCGATGAACTGCGTATGCCCGGCATAGAATTCTTCGACCTCGTAATCGCCTGCGGCGCGATCAACCATTTTGCGGAGCGCGGCAACCTCCTTGCGTACGCAGCGATCGGCAACGGACGCGGCCAACGCCTGAAGTTGGAGGGAAACGAGCTTTGGATCGGCCTTCGCCCCCGTGTCTTGGCCGATATCGGTGCCGTCCCCGCCTGAGTTTGGATCGTCCGAGGTCGTATCGGCCGTTTGCTCGGGAACCGAGGCCGGAACGACGGTCTGATCGAGCGGCGCCCAGTTGACCGGACGCCAGTAGCGACGGCCGATGCCGCCGGCGATGGGATTCATATCTTCCATGGCGCGGACTTCGTCCTGGCACATCCAGCCGTCGCCGATTGCGGTGTGGTATGCCGCGTAGCGGCTGGCCGTATCGCCGCGGAGCAGAGCGGCCATGCTGAATTTGGCGAAGTACTTGCTCGAGGTGAGCAGATCGCGCTGGATAGCCTGCTCCCAGAGCACCAGGCGCGGCAGGATGCAGTGGACCGCATACATGATGTTGAACTGCTCGACGCTGGCGTAGGTCGCGGTCTTCTCGGTTTCACCGATGAGATGCGGCGGCACGCCGAAGATGGAGCAGATCTCAATGCGCGAAAACTTGCGAGCATCGAGGAGCTGCTGATCGATGGGCTTGATGCCAAGCTCTTTGATCGAAACGCCAAGCGGAAGAACGTTGGCCTTGCCGCGGTTGCCTCCGGTGTTTTCCTCCTGGAAGTTCTCGATAAACTTGCGGCGGTCCTCTTTGGTTTTGAAGTTGGTGCCTTCAAAGACAAAGGGCGGCCGCGCATCGTTCTTAAGGAAGCGCGCCGAATAATCCTGCTGCGCCAGGGCGATGCCGAAGGTGTCGCAGGCCATGCCGATAGTGGACTGGCCGACGGCGCCGTCGTCGGAAAAGTTGCGGAGGTGGAAGACTTCTTCCTGCACAAGAGTGCGGGTGTTGTTGGTGAGCGGATCGTTGTACTTGTAAAGCAGCTTGCCCGAGGGCTTGATGCGCTCGACCTGGACCCGGTCAGGATGCATCGGCAGGAGCTGATCGACGGCGCCGCGGGGACCGTCTTTGATTTCAGCGTAGGCATTGCCGCGCAGCTCAAGGTGGCCCTGCATCTGCTGCTTGAACTCGAAGGCGGTCTGCTGATTGTTGGGCCTCGAGTAGAGCACATCGTAAAGCGGATGATGATCGACCAGGCGTTTGGATCCGTCGGGCGCCTCGGTATAAATCTTGCAAGGCATCATGCCGAGGTTGCGGCCGATGACGCCAACACACGCGAGGACAGTGGCGATCCGCTTGGCCGATTGCTCGGTGATGCGCATGCCCGAGGCCGAAGCCGAGCCAAGCGGGTTGTACCAGTAGTCATCCCAGGGCGCGGGCGTACCGCTGACATCGGCGCGAAGGCCAAGCGCGCCGCGAGAGATGCTTTCAATCAAGCCCATGGTTTTCCTTCGGAAAACGGTGGTCGGTGTGCGATGAACAGTGGAGGGACAAGCGCTTAGTCGCGCGAGCGGCGGAGCTGGTCGTACCCGGCGAAGTAGCAGCCGGCGGCGATGAGCAGGCCGCCGATCAGCGGGGCAAGGTAAGGCTTGAGGAGATAGAGCCCGAAAATAAAGAGAGCCACGCCGAGGAGTACTCCCAGATCGAGCGCGAGTTTGAAGCGCCTGGCGCGGCGGGCGGCTAACTGCTGTTCGTCGGTCATACGGAGACAACCTCGGGGTCCGTGAAGGGAACGCCGCCGGCAGCCATGGCGCAAAACAAAGCCATGAGCAGCGCGACGATGCCGTCAATCTTTTCGCGCGATTTCTTTTTATCCGGCTTGATATTGCCGGCCGGATCCATCTGCACGATGACATTCGAGGCCATCCAGCGGAGGATGGCGTTCATCGCGTGCCCAATTTCGTTCGTCATCACCAGCTCGAGAAGGCGCTTGGTGGGCGCGAACATGGATCCCATGCCCTGGCCTACCTTGAGCATCTCGAAACCGTCTTCCTCGCCGAGCTGTGTAACGATCTCGGTTGAGTTCCAGCGGTCGAAGCCGATCTGGACGATGGAGAATTCTTCGCGCAGCGCGTTGATGCGGGCCCGGATGAAGCGGTAGTCGATGATGTTGCCCTCGGTGAGTTCGAAGAGCCCCTGGCGCTCCCAAACGTCGTAAGGAACGCGGTCGCGGCGCACTCGAAAGTGGATGTTGTCCTTGGGAAGAAAGAAGTGCGGAAGGACACGCCAGAGCGGATCCTCGTCAGTCGGTTCAAAGAGCAGCAGAAAGGCGGCGATGTCTGTTGTGGTGGAAAGATCGAGGCCGCCATAGCAGCGGCGGTTGACGAGTAGCTCGCGGTCGATCGCAGCGCCGCAGAGATCCCACTTGTCCATCGGCATCCAGTGCGAAAAGCTTGTCGTCCAAACACAAAGGCGGAAGCGGAGAAACCAATTCAGGTAGCTCGGATCTTCCTTGGCTTTGAGCGCCTGCTGGCGAAGTTCGTCGAGCTGGACCGCGGAGCCCAGGCAGGGATTCGCTTTACCCCAGTTGCTTTCGTCCTCCCAATTGAAATCGCCTTGGCCCTCGTCATCAATGCCGCAGATCCAAGCGAACCAGGTGTCGTCTGGGACAATGCCCTGGAGAACTTTTTCGGAGTACTCGCGCTGCTTGTAGCATACGGAGTTGCGGTCGGAGCCGCTGTTGGTGATGGCGAACATGAGCGGCTGCCGGCACTTGCCGAGCCGCGTGTAGAAAGCGTTCCAGACGCCCTCGTTGGGGTGGGCGTGCAATTCATCGATGCAAACAAATGAAGGCCGAAGCCCTTGGAGGTTCTGATCCTCGGCGGCGCAGGGTTCAAACTTGCTGCGCGTGCTCGGGTCCGCAATGTTCTCCTTGCCGATAAGGAGGCGGTCGCGGAGATACTCCGAGACCTGGGCCATGGTCGAGGCCGTGTCGAAGATGCGCCGCGACGTCTTGCGATCGGTAGCGGCCGCGTAAACCTGCGCACCTGGCTCGCCGAATGCGTGGAGCTCGTAAAGGCAGAGGCAGGAGAGAACGAGAGACTTGAGGTTGCCGGCGCCCATCTCGCTGTAGGCGACCTTGAAGCGGCGAAGCTTTTGGCCTTTCTTGTCCTTGCGCTTCCATCCATAAAGTATCCACAGGAGCGCCTGCCAGGCGGGATCGAGAACGATGGGCTGTTCGTAGTAGTCGCCGTCGACGCCGCAGCAGAAGAGCGGAAAGTAGTCGAGAACGTGTTGGGCTGCCGCGCGATCAAAGAACAAGCCGCGGGATTTTCCCTCCTTGAGATCGCGCAAGTGCCGATCGATCTGCAGGCGAACGTTTTTTGAAACCGCGATGCGGCCCTTCACTACGTCGGCGATGTACTGCTCGGCGACGGAGCGGGGTCGGGACATCGGCTAAGTCATCCAGTCTTCCTGGCCAGGTACTGAGCGCGAGGATCGGCGCTCTTCTGCTTCGGAGCGGATCCGCCGCCGGCCGCGCGCACGCCGAGACGAGCACGGCCGCTGCCGGTGCCTCCCAGCTCGGAGCGGATGCTGCGGATCGCGGTGAGTTCGGCGCCGGAGAGCGTGCCACTATCCTGCTTGAGCTTCAGTTCGCAATAGTGGGCCAGCGCATCCGTGTCCGAGAAGGTTGTCCAGGGCCACATGATGAGACGCCCATGCCAGATGGCGAGGAGTTTGTTGGCCTTCAGGTAGGCCTGGTTGCGATCCTTCAGGTCCCGCGCCTCTTCCCATGAGATATCGAGCGCGGCGGCGATCTCGTTGAGCGTTTTACCGTCGGCCACGAGGCGGGAAACGTCGCCCTGGAGCGGCCGGAAATCTGTCCACTCCTCGGGCGGCGTGATTTTCAGTGCCGGCGGTACGGGTTCGCCGGCGCGCGCCTTGATTCGAGCAGGATTCTTGCGGCCCGCGCCCGTGAGCAGTAAAAGCTCGGTCGGTTTGGGAGGTCTGCCAGCCATTTTCGGCACCTTCGCGGGTCAGATTAGGCTCTTGAAGGCCCTCCATGGCAATTGCTGGCTGTTTGCGGGCGCTCGTAGAAGACAATGCGTGGAGAGCCGAAAATCGGTTGGGATTTTGGCTAAAAGTTTCATTTTGTGGACGCCTGAGCGGGTCTCCAAA